CTACCCACGGATGCGCTACAGACCACTTGAGGTTGGCGACTTTCAATTGGCCCAACAGGTCATAAGCCTGCTCTTCCAATTGCTTGCATCGTTCACACGCCACAGGCTCCCGCTCTGGCTGTGCCAAGGCTGCTTCTATGGAAGCGATGGCTTCGTGCGTCAATTCAAGAGAATCGGACAACAAGTCCTCTTGCCCTTTATATGGGTCTATCTTTTCCAGCAGCGTGAGGTTAATTTGCATCACCTCTAGCGCCAGCTTTAATGCTTCACGCTCAGTTTTTTGCGCTGCACCGCAATCACACTCGCCCGCAGGATACGCTGGCCCGTTATGCACAGCGCAGTCTGACCAGTGCAACTTGTCCGCAGCCATAGCCCTCTTAGCGGGAAACCCACCGCCCCAATCACCCTGCTTGCGGGCGAGTTCGTCAAACGCTTCGTCTTCAGGTGTTTTCATCTTTAATCTTTCGGTCAAGTTCTTTCAGCATTAACGCGAAATAGGCTTCGCGTATACCCAATCCTGAGTTTTCAACAACCTCGTCGGTCAAGGTCATGGCGTAGTTCAATTCCTTCCAAGGCTTTGACTCGTCAACGTATTGCACCTTCAAAACCCAAGTCATGCTACAAACTCCCGTATAACAAAACCAACGGTGACCACAAGCAGTGCAACAAAGCCCGCGCCGATGATGGTCTTCACTGCGTCAAAAAAGAAGCCCCCGCCGCTATCGGTATCGTCATCGTATTTCATGCTTTGCTCCATTTGTATCTGTCGTAGCAGTGCCAACACATGAGTCCTGCACCCATGACAAACCACCACACATAGCTGTATGGGCTGTTGCTTCGCCTGTTTTTGTTGCACCTTTCGCAGTGTTCAATTTTCATGCTTTGCTCCTTGCTCTGATTGCATCTACAATGACTTTGCAGGCATGGTTGTACCCATTTTTTTTGTTTTTGTTGTCATCGAGTAGCACCCTTTTTTCAGCCACCTTGGCGCACTCTTCACGCTCTTTAGCCACACCAGCCTCAAACCCTTCTTGATAGCCGCCAATAAACTTGCTCGGGTCAATGTTCATCAGCGTGTGCGCGGCTACCAAGTCGGCAAACTTTTCCAGTTCTAATGGTGTGAACAACACTCCGTCATGTCGCCCTAAAGCAAGCACGTCAAATACACCGCCAACCTGTTCAGCAAGTTCTTTGATGTTCATACATTGTTCTCCTCGCTTGCCATCGTGTAAGAGTCAACCAGTCGGTGCAGGTATGGATTTTTCCCTGCAATCAGCTTGGCGATGCGTAGGCGGTCACGCTGTAGGGCTTTGAGGGTGGCGGTCTGCACGGGTTTTTTAGTACCCTTCATCACCAACTTGATGCAATCTACACGAGCATCCAACACACCCTTTTTGTATTCCAAACTGTTCATTTCGCCTCCTTCGCTTTCATGTACCTATCCACCTTCTCTTGCTCAAACTTCGCGTAGTGCTGCGCCGCTTCCCAAAACCCTTGTAGAGCATCTTGATTTACAAGCCATGCAAACATGCGTATCTCAAGGGTTACTTCGGTTATGCCCGCAGCGGCGGCAAGCCTGTCTAAGTTTTGCTGTAGGCGGTCGGTCATTTCCCATCCCTCGCTTTCAGCATTGCGTCTGCAATTTCGTAACACCTTTTGGCGCAAAGCTCAAACGCATTGACGTTCCAATTAACGTACTCCGCAGCCTTGCCAGCGTAATGGTCACGCATGGTCATGTCCTTGGCAAAGCCGCCGTTCTTTGTCATCCATGTGATGTGCTTATCGTGTTCTTCCATTTCCAGTTCGTATTGGCTTCTCATACTGTCTCTCCTTGTAGTTCAGTTAGTCTTACTCTCAGTCGGTTGATGCGGTCGTCGTTGTACTGAATCATGCTTGCAGCGTATTCACACGCAGACTCGGCTTCAAGTTTTGCCCGCTGCGCTTGCACCAGTTCTCGCGCTGCTAATTCCAACGGGGTCGGCGTAGCCAGTAGTCGTTTCGCCATTGCGATCATTTGCACTCCTTCGTGAACACCGACACTGCTGTGCCGCACTTAGGTTGGTAGGTGGCGTAGCCCGTGTAGAACCCCACCACGATGATTGTGCAGGCCAAACCTAACAATGTTAGGAAGTCGATGATGTATTTCATGCTTGCTCCTTCTCTTCTGCTGCTACGACAAACACCTCGTCATTCACTCGGCAGCCTACGCCACTGAGGAAGAATCCAGCGTCCACTAACTTGAGCATCCCTAGATTTCTCTTCATGCTCTCGGGCAATGTATTGTCATCGTAAATTTGTACATTGTCATCTATTCTAACTAAGTACTTACCCGAATCTCGCACAATTAAAGCTGCGATTTGATTCTCGAATTGGCGACGAATCTCTTCGATGGACTTCACCTCCATGCGTAGTTCCTGCTCGCTTTGTACGCTGTCTAGTACCCTATCTCTAACACGCGGCTCCAACGTCTGCGCATGAGCTAGGAACCCCTCATACCCCGCGCCTATCACATAGGAAAGCATTGCCTCTTTGACGCGGTACTTGTGGTGCTCAAGGTTTTGTTGTTTGCCGTTTTCCTGTTGGTTGATGCACCTATCGGCTTCCTTTTGTGCCTCGGCTAGACGCTCCTTCGGGTTGCGCGGGGCGAATGTCTTCTTGACCTTGAGCACGGCCTTGTTCACATCCTTAGTCTTGTACTCACTACCCCGTAGCCTGCTCTCGACTATGCGGTGGTTGGTAACTGCAATCACCCAGTCCCGCCCGTGGTACACGCGCTTTATAGCCCCGAGCTCTTCCCCATTCGCTACTACCTGAAACGTAGATACATCATCGCCCAAATGTATGTTCGACACTACGAACTGCCACATCGGATACATCGGGGCTAGCTTCTTAATCGTGCTGGCCAGCAAGTGATGGGTTTTTAGACCGCCCTTGACGTAGCCGTGCTTAACTACATCGGGGCTCAGCGTCACGTTGTTGAAATCAAATATGTTCATGTTTACTCCTAGGTTGATACTCTTAACTACTACCACTCGAACTTCTTGAGGATGTCGTCCACCTTGGACTTCAACGCACTGCGCGACTCAGCATCTTCTTTGATGCTCTCGATGTCGGCCCCCATCATGGTTAGCTCTACTTGCCTACGTGCTTCCTCCAACACAGGGTCGTTCGTCACGTTCAGCTTGGTCAGCAGAGAACACAACTCGACGGGGTTGGTAATCAGCGTGTCGTGATACCGCTTCTTCGCATCCTCACCCTCAAGGTCTGTCAGCTTCTCAGACATACCGACAAGCATCTTGTGCAGTCTGTCCCACGGCTCACGCATCGCCTCGGCTAGCTTGGTCTCCTGCTGTGTGATGAACTCGGCCTTCATCTCCTCTAGGTCATACGCAGGAATGTCCAGTCGGAAGTCACCAGCCTCGGGCACAGGCTTCACCGTGCGTCGGAACCCGAACTTCAGCCTCACATCCTCAAGCTCAGGATAGTCCTCGGCCTTGTGCAGCCCTTGCAACGCAGTCGGCGCTTCGGCAACCAACCTCGGGTACTCGATGTAGAAGTTGTTGCACATCATGTTGAACGTCTGCTCGAACCCATTCATGGTCTGCTTGTACTCCATGAACAACGCAGTCGGCAACATGCGCTCACCCTTGTCAGCCCACGGCAACGTGTGCTTGTTGTGATACAGCCGAACCCGTGCTGCAAAGTCCGAGATGTCTTTGCGTAGGCTAGTACCCGCAAACAGATTCTTCTTCGTCTGTGACGCACCACGTACCGCCCCCGCATCGCTGTTCACCTTGTCGGTAATCTCGCGGTCAATCTTCGATGCAGGCCACACGCTGATGTTCAACTCAACCAATAACGCTGATGCACTAATACTCATCTCAGTTCTCCTTCAAAAGTTTGATAAATCCAACTGCCGCATCGCGGCTATCCACTGTCGCTAACACCTCACACTCGTCCGTGCCCCACAACGGCACGCCGTACACCACCAGCCATCGGGGGTCATACCTCCGCGTTACTACACCGTAGTTCCGGGTGTACCCGTTGCTCGGGTCAATGACTTCGGCAAGCCAGTCTATTTTTCCTATTTGAACCATCATTCCTCCTTCAAAAGTTTGATGTATCCCTCAGCCACTTCCTTCGTCAGGCCACTCGCTAGCACCTCATTCACATCGGAGTGGAGGAGGCTACTTTTCACCACCTGATACCCATCGGGGTTAAACGCATACCTAACCTCGTAACGCCACAACCCAAAATTGGGCACCCTCGGGTCAGTCCACCCGTAACCGTATTTAATCTTTGACATGGACGGTCTTCCCGTTTGGTGCAACCTCATCGTTACCTCCAACGATGCACCACAGCACCTCGGATGTCCACTCGCGACCCCAATCACCACCTACATACCCGTCAGTGAGAATGATGGTGCACTCGGGTACGATGGCCTTCTCTTTCAGGTACGCAGATACACAGCTTGGGCTCGTGCCGCCACCGCCTCGGGGCTTGGTAGAACTAACAATGTTAGATACCTCGCTACCCTCGTACACCTCATGCGCTGCTACGTTGCAGTCCCAATACATCAAGTCCACCACCTCGGGGTTGACCTCCTCGGCAATACCCTTGACCTCGGACAGAAACTCAGCCAACTCACTGCCACCGATAGAACCGGATGTGTCTATGGCAACTACGAGATGACCAACCTTCTCGCCGATCATGCTAGGCATATACACGCCCGTGGACAGGAACCGACGATTAGGTCTGCGCCAGCTACTCGCATCCTTGGCATTGCATGTGGCTTTTACAAACTCACGTAGCACCTCGCGCCAATCCACCTTGGGCTCAAGCAAGCCTTCGAGTTCGCGGTCGGTGCTCCCTGCGCCAGTTCCCGCAATTTTTTGGTGCGCCATGATGCCTTGACGGACAGCTTGGTCAATCTCCTTGAGCAACTCCTTCTTCTCTGCATCGGTCATGTTCTTGGCATCGGCCCAGTCGTGCTCGTCGAACCCACCACCGTCACCGTCACCGTCACCGTTCTCCTTCTTCTCCTGCTTGAGAATGTCGAACACTTGCTTGGTAGTCATGTTGCGGAACCGCTCGTCAACCAAACCCATGCGCTCACCCTTGTGCGGGCCGTCCTTGTACCTCGGCATGGCTATCAGCGCCTCGGTCGGGTCTATGTCTTGCAGTTGCAGGTTGATAACGTAGTCACACGCTTGGTTGGCTAGGCTGTGGTCTTCGTCGTGTAGCTTGCGCCATGTGGTCAGATGCCGGTACATCTTGTGATACCCCTCGTGTGCTACAAGGAAGTTCAACTCGGTATCGCGCAACTCTTTGACGAATGCCCGCCCGTATCGCTCATCGCGCCCGTTGGTACACGCTGTTGGGGTGTTGTCATCCACCCGTGTCTTGCCCACCATCAAGATGCCCGATAGCAGGGCAAACTTAGGACTACGCATCAGCGCAATCTTTGCCTTCTGTAGTTTCCGTTCTTCTAACATTGTTAGTTCCTTCTTGGTTACTGTTAATAGTCCGCTTCAATCCGTGTGCTCACACTCAGCACATACGATGAGTCGTTTTGTTCCTGCTCAATATCGTCGTTGCCCTCACCTACGCGGACAAACTCAAACTTCCACTTCTTGCCATCCTCCTGCTCGTCTAGCAGGGCGTGGTACTTTGTCTTGAACGCAGTGAACGCTTTCACATCCTCGTAGTCCTCGTACCACTTCACGTTCTCGCACACCATCTCGTACCCCCAAAGATGCTTGCCCTCTACGTACTTCAGTTCAGGCAAAAAGTCCTCGGGGAAGTTCTCATCCATGTACAGCTTCAGCACAGGCCATTCCTCCTTCTTCGTTGTGTAGAACAACGCATGCACATCACTTCGGTGTCCCATGTCATCCATCCTTTCGTAGTTAGTTAAGTCCCATGTCATCTCGGCTCCCGCTCGATGCTCAGCAGCATCTTCAGGGTCGCTATCACTTGGTCAGGGTCGCTCGTCTCCAGTAGTACCCCCCGTGTTTTTATAGACCCCACACTTGTAGGCTTCCACTTCAGCACGATGTACCTGTACTCCGCTTCATCTAAGTCCCCCATCACTCGACGCTCCATGCCCACTTGGTAGTTGGCGTTGTGCCCCCTGAGTTCTTTCTCAAACCATTGAATCTTGTTGACTTTGAGCGCAAGTTCTTGGGGGTAGTTAACCCTGTCTATGGGTGCGTACATAGCCATTGGTTTCTACCTTAGAGCAGGTCTTGGTTGGCCGCGACCCAGTCGGCGAACGCCTTGCAACTGAATGCAATGTTCTGCTTGGTCGGGGTTTTAGCTATTTGGATAGCAAACACTGACTGCCACTCAGGTTCAAACCGTTCCAAGTACGTCATGAATGGCGTGATGGATTCCTTGGTGATACGGGAGATTGCACCGAACACAACAATTGCACACGCGCCGGAGCTTGTAGGTATGCGCGTATTCTTAGGGTCGGCAATCGTGGACTCCCACGTTGGTAGTTGGTCGGAGAACTCGATGTACGCCTGCATGTCTCGCGCACCTGACTCGCCGATAGCACCCGTCAACGCTGCAATGATGGACTCGTGGTCGTTCTGCTTGCGTGTTCTAACAATGTTAGATGCTGTCTCCAATGAGCGAGGCGATACGAACGCACCCATAGCCTTGCGGGGATTGAAGATGTACGGGTTGTCGGCCTGTCCACCGTCGGTGTAGCTTGCAAGCACTTGCGGGAATCGGTTGACCCACGCAATCACCTCGGGCTCGACGTTGCTGTTCATCGCCCACTCAATCCACTCGTCCGCTGTCGGCTTGGCCACCGTCAACTCGACGATACGGTTGCGGGTGTGTGCTTTCAGGTTGTCGCCCACGCCATCGCTGCCTTGGTTGCCCGTCATAAACACAACGGTCTGTTTGTCTCCGTCCTTGGGTATTGGTATGTCACCGAGGCGCGGGTTGTCCTTCTCTAGCATGGGGTGCAGCATGTTCTTCACGGGGTCTGCGCCTTTGGAGAACTCATCGAGCATAATGACCAGCGGCTTGCCCTCGTGGAGCTTGAACCGTGCGTTGGGGTAGTACTTCGTAGTACGTGTCTCGTGGTCAACCACAGGCATCGCAATGTCGCCCAAATCCATATTGGGTACGTCGATATACGCATGGTCGTAACCTAGTCGGTCGGCGATAGCCCGCAGCATGCTCGACTTGCCAATGCCGGGCTCACCCCGTAGCATGAACCGAATCTCGGGGTTCGTGCAGATGAGATTCACCGCTTGCTTCAATGTCACGGTCTTACCAAATGTAACTTCAGCCATTTCTAACTCCTAAATAAAAGAAAAATCTAACAATGTTAGGTTTTGCCTTGGGCTCACCTAACCTCTAACCAACGAACACACTTCTCCCTGTCTAGCCTTTATTGTACCACAAAGTGATGTCTATGTCAAGCCAATATGGTCGCAAGTGGCCCCATCCCCGCCCTCTCAGGCATCCAACCCTTGTACTTGCCCGATGGCACTTGGCCTACTTTGAGTTCTGTCCAGACCAATACCTCCTGTGCATGCGCACGTAGCAGTAGCTCATCAATGAGGCTCAGCACTTCATCCGCTGGGACTTTGGCAGCGTCTTGGCTGTACCGGTTTACGTTTTGGTTGCAATGTCTCAGCACCATAGCAAGCGCGGCGTTGTGGTTCTCATGCCTTGTGTCCTCGGGCTGCTCCAGCTTGATGAGTTCCATGAGCCCCCACACCAAGTCGTTAACCCTCAACGTAGACCCTCTAATCAGGCTGACCTCGTTCCCTGTTACGGTTATCACCGCATACGGTTTCTGTCGGCGTGCCCACCGCTTCGGCTCAACCATCTCGGAGCGTAGGTTCACCATGCCCTTGATGTAACGCAGGAAGTCTGCGTATTTTTTACGCACTGCGTTGGCAGCTTTGCGGTTGAGTCGGTACTCGTAGATTGTGTTGAACTGCGTGATGCGCCAGTTCCCACCCGCATGAATCATGGTGATGCCCTTGTCCTTCGGGATGATGTACTTGTGCACGTCCCCATCGGCACTACGCACCTCCATGACGGTGCTACGCCTAGACCCGTAGCACTTAACGCCCAGCACTTGCTGAATGAATTGGTGCGTACTGACACTGCTCCACCCATCGGTCTTAATCACTACGTCCCCATTGGGTAGGTAAGTAACCACAGGCGTTTTGTAGAGCACAAACTCCACGTTCTCACCACTCATCCGCACCGAGTAGGTGTCCACGTCTCGCCGTGCCCCCAATGGCCGAATCTCCGGTGACCGGCCCCGTAGCGGCTTGGTCGTGTCGTGCAAGTACTTAGCATACGCATATGCACAGCACTGCTTTACGTTTTGTATTGTTGAATGTCCCATCTCATTGCTCCTTAAAAAGTTTCATCATTGCCTTCGCTTGCTTGCGAGACAAGCCCGTTGCTACGTATCTGTCGGTGTCCGGTGTTAGGCCGTGGTTCTTCGCAAGCCTCTCCACCACGTATCTACGCTCCATAAAATACGCATCCGTATTACTCCAACCCATCGTTTTCACAATCACGTACTCGTCCCTCGGCTTCATCCCTTCTCTCCTATGCTCAGCAGTCGGTACACCTTCAGCCTCGTCAGGCTTGGGCACTTGGCAGCGAACCGTTCCTTGGCTGCGGCTTTGTTGGCAGCTTCGATTACCTCGGGCATCCAGCAACTGAATCGCTTGCTCCACCCTGTCACGTAGTACCTAGCTAACATTGTTAGATTCCCCTTTGTCGTAGTACAACAACTGCCAAGCCAGCATTTGCACGTTGTTCTTCACGTAGTCCCATGTGCGGTAGGTTTCGCCCCGAATTGGCCCGCCCTCGTACCACTGCATCGTTACCGCCAGTAGTCCCGGACTCAGGTCTCCCGCATGTGCAGTATCGAAACCAAAGAAGTGGTAGACATCCCCTTCACCCATCCCCCCGCTGTAGGTCAGCCCGCCGTGCGCATGGAACGGATAGTTTTTCTCCGCATATTGGTAGACCATGCCATACAGCCTGTGCTCTCTCGGTACTCCCACGTACCCGCACAACGTGCCGGTGTGTTCGTTGCGCACAATCCTGCACTTGTAGCCCGTGGCTGCATCGACCCAATTGGCTTCGTCGGGCTCACTCTCCCACGGCCTGTGTGGGAGCAGCAGCTTCAGCTTGTCCTCGGGTGTTACTAGGTCTTCGGTTGTTTCGTTCATTTACTTTCTCCTTGGTCAAATTCTCGGTTGTACTGGTCGCACAATCGTTGTGCTGTTTCTCGGAACATCTTGATGTCCGCCTTACGGTGTTGCCGGTGGCGGCGACGTCCATCGCTGGTGTGGGTCGCGGTGTTCAATGTCCGACCGCCACCTTGGGGAACACCGTCTTTGAACAACGTATATCCGCATGAGTCGCTGGTGAATGTCCATCTAGGGGTGCTCAGTGTTGTCAATTCACTTGTTTTCATGTCAGCTCCTTTGGTAGTTCTACTTCATCGCCTAGCTTGGACGCAACGTAGCAGCGCATGGCTGCGATTAGGGGTGTGGGTTGGTTCTCCATACACGCATGAAGCCTCCCGTTTGGTAGCGGGCAGTGTGCTGCCCAAGCACCACGGTATTGGTAGATGCCAACCCCCTCTCGCTCAATAATCGGCCCGGCTTGCGCCCAGTTGGTTGAGGGTTGGTATGCCTTCCATTCTTGGCCCTTGCGGTGCTGTGAGTGCAGTACCTCTTGCTCAAACCCACAGACAATTACAGGCCCGTCAAGCCCCGAAGAATCCACGGCTTTTGGCAACCCCTCTGCTTCTGCCACTGCCCAATCAAGGGCGGCTCCCGTCAGTTCATTTGTTTTCATGGTTGCTCCTTGTTGTATTCCTGCATGCAGCTAATAGCGTATGCAGCAGCGCGTTCACCTCGTTCGGTGGAAGCGGGGTTCAATTGGATGGCATATACAGCACCCCATACAGCACCCCATACAGCACCCCATAAAGGCCACTCAAGTTTTACTCTCGCCGCAGCCATCGCAGCCTCTAGGGTTTTCAAGTCGCACATACGCGCCCACTCGTCCCCGTAGCCTTGCTCGTCAGCTATCGGCTGGTGCTCAGCTAGCTCAACCCACATTTTTTCCATTTCACTCATGGTTGTAGCTCCTTCGGTATATCTACTTCATTGCCTAGCTTGCTTGCCACATAGCAGCGCATGGCTGCGATCAGGGGTGTTGGGCCGTATGCGTCCGCTTGACGGCCTTGGTAGTTTTCGTGTGTGTATGCCAGCCAGTATTCTCCAGCCCTATACACCGCTGCGATCTTTTCCCGCTCAATAATTGGCCCGCCTTGTACCCAGTCGGTTGATGGGTGCCATTGCACATACTCACGGTTAATTGGAATCAGCAGGCAAGAACACTTACCTCGTACATCCAAACGGATGTCGATGCGTCTCATGTATTGGTCTGTGCCGAACCCCTCAGCCATTGCCACCGCCCAATCAAGGGCTGCTCCTGTCAGTTCTGATGTTTTCATGGTTGGATTCCTAACATTGTTAGTTCTTCTCTCGGCTCGGTGTACTCGGCACGGACGGTGAAGCCCATGCGGATGATTCCCTGTATGTTGGCAGGGGTAAGAGTGGATTGCCCCAGAAGCGCAGCGAATCCTTTTGCCATGTCGCACTTCGGGTAGATGCGTGTCTCGCCGTAGGTTTTCTTTGGCTCGACGATGATTTCTGTTTTCATGCTTACTCCTTCTTGGTTATTACGATGTATTCAAAGGTGTAGCCCTTGAACCTTGGCTTCCTACCTTTCAGATGGTGGGTCAGTGTTGTCGGGTCGCCGTTTAGGTACTCTGCTGCCAACTTCAAAGAGCCAAACACTTGCCCTGTCTCCAAGCACCGCACCGACTTACATACTTTCACGTTAGGTACGCCTGTCTTAGCTGCGCTCACCTTCGCTGCCATTTCGGGGGAGTTACGTTTACCCTTACGTGCCGCACTCATCTTCGCTTTGGTTTCCTCAGACAATGGCCGACCCTTCAACGTCGCGCTTATCTTCGCTTTGGTTGTGTCGGAAAGAGTACCGCCCTTGTTCGGACTCTTATCTACTCTGTTTACCCATGCTTCTTTCATCTTTACCCTCGTTTCGTTTGTGTGCTTCCTCCCTCGCATACCTGCGTCGGCATACAAGGCAAGGTTGAACCACGGTTGTTGGTCTATGTAACTTTGCTCTCGCTCGGTTAGCTTGTCGGCCTCACACTGCTCAAGTACTACGAACTCAAACTCTGCTTCACCATATTGATTCCATGCCCTCTGCAACTTTGCGTTGTAGTGCTTACCACGTTGCAAAGCCTTTCGATGCTGAGAGAACCGCTTCTCTATGTTGTTGCTCTGCCCCACATAGCGTCGGCCCGTAGGGGTGTGAGTGATTGCGTAGATACCTAACATTGTTAGTTTCCTTTCCTATGAAGTACAAGTGTACCACATAGGTTTACCCTACGACCGGATATTTTTGGGGTTGGTGTCCAACAAAGTCCGCCGCGCCGCAGCGGCGGTAACGAACCCGTAATTCCCCTTCGTATACTCTTGGACAACCGTCCAGCTCTTGCGCTCGGTCTGAGCAGCATCCTCGCCGCACCATAGGCACAGCCGATAACCGAGTTGAACCCTTCGCGGGTCTATGTCGTCGCCGCAGTCGCGGCACGAATAGAGTTGTTGCTTGAAGTAGCCCATGATTCTGACCTTCCTGATAAATTGAATTACACTGTTAACATCTGACTTGCTTATTTGGCTAGGAGCATTATTTCCCCTAACCAGCCTATAGTATACCACAAAGTGATGTCTATGTCAAGCTATGGGGTGTTGGTTGGTGTGCGCGGGGCGCAAGGGCTGTGATGGTGTGTTATGAAATGGGAGAGCACTGTCAATGTTTAACACGCAATTGAACGCACTTTTTCAGGGGCTCGGAATTCGTAACCTGTTGATTTATAAGCAATGTTAAATGTTACAGTGTTACACGGCATATATGATGGTTGAAAAAGTCGGAGAGGTCGAGCAAGCCAGCAAGGGCAATTCGTGG